ACACAAAGACCGGCCTTCATTTTTGTCAAATTGTATATACTTATCACATACGTCTATCCAGCACACCTTCACACAGACAAACATTTAATACTCATTGTCTGCCATGTGGGTGAGGTGTGATGATCACATTCCTCTTTCTTTTTACTTTATTGTGCAATGTCGTTACATTCAAATTGTTTCCATCATTTTGTTCCTCGTAGTTTAGTCATCACATCAATTTTGTCTTCTTAAGCAAGGATTTTCCTAAAAGGGACAAGAATGATATTAATATTAACAATATCACAACACCCAATAATAAAAAACCTAAGATCTTTCCAATGGCAACCCAGGTGCCTCCAAGCCACGTTGTCAATCCACTAATCCAGTTAAGAATATTCCAGCCTTGTTCGCTTGGGTTTACCAGTGTAGAAGAACCTCCAGTTTTGTTCCTTCCGTAGTCTAGACTCATCGATATTAGGAGTCCTTTGATATGCAATATTCTACCATCTCCCCCGCAGGAGTAAGTGGTGGTTAAATCTACCTCTGGACTGTTGAAGTGCATCAATTGGCAATAATCCCTGGTCCCAGACCATAAGTTGAATGATAAATAAAAGTTCTCTTGGGGATTGCTCGCCAAGAAATTGGCATTCCCATCCACCTTAATGCGCACACAAACTCGAGACCCATAATTGCAAGAGTAACAACCACTTATGTTTAAAAATGTTGCATCACATTTCTTTGACTCTGACAGGAATTGGATCTCATGATCATCCATAGTCATGGTTATGAGAGCTTTTATGGATCCACTATTAAAAGCTTGAACTGTCTTCTTATCAATTGAACTCGTGTATGTCATCCCATTACGAACTTGTGGCAAAGAGCCCTTAGTAAAGGCTGCGAACGGGTCAATGAGAGATGCTGTGCATTCCACTAGGTCTGTCATTGGCTTATACTTAATCAAATTGGGGGCTCTCAGACATGAAGAGTGAGCTGCTATAGCAGCTGATTCTGATGAGCACCTCACTTCCCCTAGGAAACCCTCTCGAGGCACCTCAGAGAAGGACTCATCATATATAGCAAATCCACCTTTGCTACTTTCTAGAAAGCTCAGACTGTTTGTCCCTGATATCCCTTCAGCATCTAAACTTAGTGACACTGTTCCCCATGATAAAAATTTGGTTCCTAAAGATCCCAATGTAAACCTTTCTTTCTCACCATCTGGACCCACCACTTCTAATGTTAATCTGTGAATCCAGTCAGCACAGGAAAACACTCTAATTGCCTCTGGTCTTACAGCCCTCATAGTAGTGTGCACGAACAGGCATGATGGATTTATGTTGAAACATCCACAGCCAATCGCTCCACACTGCTCGAAGCATTTGTTTTCATTCATGACCATGTTGTCCTTTGTATTTTTAAATTCCATGGATATTTCATCATCATTCCATGACTGACATCTGGTTCCAGTGCACTCTCCCACCAGGTGACATCTTCTGGAACTTAGACAATTTGGCACATAATGACTGGTCCAGAAGCTATTACCTTCCCTACAGACAACTTCACTTGATATAGTTCTGACCCGAATTGTTTTGTGCTGGTTGTCCATTGGTCCCTTTATTATGAAGCAAGACTCTGCCCCGATTACCCCTGCTTTCAATGTGATTGTTGCACTGACCGAACACTTAATTGTTCCACTGGATTGCACACATTTGGTTTGTTTTGAATTAGATATAAGAGTTTCAGAGCATCCTAGCGATAAAGGGAGCAGTAAGAATATCACAAAAGCTGTAGTGGCATACCTAGGCAAGGCTCTCCTAACTCTAACCTCTCTCAAGTGAACTTCAGGTCTCTGATTATTGCTGTCCCATCCAATTGTCTGGTTAATTTTCCTAGTCAATTTTACCAAGGACAGTTTTACAAGGGTGATAATCCATTTACCTAAAAGTCTAAGCCATGTGAATGGACTCCTCAACTTCTTGGGTATCAATTTGCACATGTAGAGTAATTTTCCAATGACCACTAACACAACATAAATTGATAATGAAATCATCATTGAGGTGATTACAGAACTTAATACTGAGTGACATTGGTAGTTAATCAGGCCATTCAGACAAAAGAAACAATGCAATGTCTTGCAAATGTCCTGTGGTTCACAATACACTGTGAGGTGCAAACTCACAGAGTCTTCAGTGTGTGATATGTGGACCCCTATGGGACCTCCAGAGGCGGATGATAAACCTGGGTAAGGGATCAATATAGTCGTTTGCGGGCTCTGATGTGTTGATAAGCATAGTCCATGAGAGCATGACACAGCCGTTGTTATTCTGAAACCAGTGGATGTCACACGTATCCCCTCCTCCTCACACCTGTATACACAAGTTTCACATTCTTGATTGAAGGTAATAAGAGATGTTTTTATTTCTCTTTTGACCAAAACCTTCTCATAACCCAAGCATTGTGGTTTTAGCCATGACCCAAGTATGTTGACAAGAACTGGTCCAGAGCCAGGTGCAGTTAAGCAGGTGACTTCAGGATAAGTACCAGAGCAGCCATACTTCTCACAAAATGTTTGATCTCCAGTGCAGTGCTTTGTTTTAGATGAATTAACATTTTTACACTCACTCATCTTAACCCTTTTCAATTCTCTTAGCTCTATCTCAGTACCATCTTGTCCTTTGTGCTCATAACATATGAATGAAACACTGTTTACTAGCTCTAGGTTCTTAGTTATCATCCTGTCAATGTACATCTTCCCATAATTTTTGAACGTCACAAAAGGTACATTCTCATACCCTTGCACAAATTTTGTGCAACTCTTAAAGCTAACTGAGCCTACTTCACAAACACCTTTAAATGGCACTTTAGGGCCTCTATATTCTTCTTGACTTGCCTGGCATATCGCATCTTGGATAGACACAGAGGTTTTCATGATGCTCTTCGAACCTTTCTTCTTTATTTTTCTACAGAACACGCAATCCTCAGTTATTTCATACTCACTCTCTTTGCATCTAGAGTGGCTCAATTTACCTTTGTCATTTATATAATAGACACCATTTATCCCCTGAGGGCAAGATGCCTTCATAAATCTCCTACCATCTAAGCATTTTGAATCTTTATTCTTCCCCATCTCACAACTGTCACCTTCCTTCTCCAATATATTATCTGCGTAAGCTTCAAGGGGAGTCAGATGCATCACAAATGAATTAAAGAAAGGATATCTATCCGGTCTAAGCATGTGATCAAATCCTAAGCAGTTAGTATTATAGTCAAGACCCCTACATGTGGAATCATCTTCTGTGTCGAAGCGATACAATCCACTCCCTATTCTATTTTTTACATGTGGGTATGGGTTCAACAAGCTAGGGTGGGTGATAGCATATGATGGTGACAATAGGGATATAGCAACTGTTGTCATCAACAAGGCTTTTGGGGTTGTTGTAGTGTGAGCTTCTTTCTTCATAGCCTTATCATTGTTCTTGATATTGCCATTGTCTATGGTCTTTATCCTTTCTTGATGCTCTCTTAAATCTTTCTTCAGCTGTTCTTCTCTTTTTTTCATCAAATCAAATTCTGTATCTCTCTTAAGTGCCTCAGCCAGTAAAGCCTGCAGACTATTATTATAATTATATGCAACACCAGTTATGTTGGAAATCTTATGCATCAGCATTTGATTTTCCCTTATCAAGGAGTTTATTTCATTCTGATCATCCACTCTAAGATCTGATAATCTATCAAGATCAGCCATTGCAGATCTCAGCTGGTCACTCTTCAGTTTGATCTCTTCATTGAATGATTTGTTATATCTTGATTCCCAGACGGATCCATCTCCGACCAGTACTCCCAAGTCTTCATATATCTTGTGATTGTCGCAGTCTACTATGTGATAGCCAGGGTCTGTGTCGTCTAAACCATTAAATTCTATTGAAACCCCACTCTCATTCAAACTCCTATGGCAAGAAAATCTTAGAGGACTTATTGATAGCTGAACCTCTTCTATCATTTTCATTATTGTCTTGTTGCTCATTTCTTTCAGCTCACCTTCACCTATCCGACATCCTGACAAACCATCAATGGTCATTCCCTTCTTCTTCATCTGGTCTTCCCAGTAATAAACCAAACCTTCTAATGGAGACTCATTACTCATACACAATCGATTAGTCCCTTCTAAAGACCAACCAGACATGGTGTACACAGCAAGTGTTAGCACCACTTGTTTTACATATAACAAAATCTTCATAATTCAGCCGTCTTTGTGT